AAAATTGGATTCAAAACTAGATACGGAATGGTTCAAAATCCTTTCGCAACAAGTGCTGGTACTGGTGCTCTTGATAACTCAGGCGCAGTAGCTTCTAGTGCTCAAAACTTATATTACAGACGAGTTAAAGTTACTAACATTATGTAATTTCGATTCCTCTCGGATTAAAAAGGGCGCTTCGGCGCCCTTTTTTTTAGCCTTCTTTTTACTCTTATAAATAGTAGTATGACAACAACAAATGTAATAACTAGAGAGCCTTCAAAAAGAGACTATGCGAGTCCTGTACAGTTTAGATTTAAATGTACTAAACTTCCGACAGTAGAGTTTTTTGTACAAAGTGCTAATATACCTGGTATCACTTTAGGATCAGCACAACAAACTAATCCGTTGTATGATATACCTTTACCTGGCGATAAAATAACTTATGATTCTTTAGATATGTCATTTCTTGTTGATGAAAATTTAAACAATTATAAAGAGATACATGATTGGATACTTGGTCTAGGTTTTCCTAGTAATAATACACAATTTCAAGATTTACAAACTGACGGTAGTGATAGATTTCCTGGTTCAACAAGAAGTACAGCTGCAACAGGAACAAATACTCCACAACCTTTAAACGAAGGTGGTGTATATTCTGACGCTACATTAACAGTTTTAAATAGTAAGAATATTGCAAAAACAGAAATAAGATTTGAAAATGTTTATCCGACATCTTTAGGTAGTTTAAGTTATGATGTAAGAGCAACCGATGTTGATTATTTAAATGCAACGGTTAGTTTTAACTATATGAATTATAAGATAGTACAAATCTCTACTACATAGTAGTAGTAAAAATATAGGATGGTATATTATGGCAACAGCGTTTTGCTTTGGTAATGGTAATTCACGCAAAGGTCTAAATCTAGACGACTTCAAAAAATACGGAACAGTAATAGGTTGTAATGCAATCTATCGGGATTTTACACCAGACATTGTTGTGGGATTAGACTCACGAATAGGCCATGAAATATATCGGTCAGGATATGCACATAAACATACTTGTTATCTAGGATACTGGACACCTGTGCCAATATTTGTTGCAAAAGAAATGTTAAAAACTATGGCAGATAAAACTGACATTGTTTGGAATGATAGTTTAGATGTTGTATATCATGGTGCTGATGGAGTGTTTACACTAACTAAAGGTCATAATCTAGGCGTAACTTATATCACAGGAGTATCACATCCTGATAAGGTAAAAGATATAGAACCAGATGTAGATGGCTTTGCATATGCAACAGGTTCAAGAAGTGTATATTTGGCTTGTGAATTAGGTGCAAAAGAAGTTTATATTATTGGTCATGATTTGTATAGTTTAGATAATAAGATAAACAATATCTATGCAGGTACCGATTGTTATGCTGAAAAGAATGCTAATTATGCTAGACCTGATAATCCAGATGAAACATTTAATTGGATACTACAACATAAAAATACATTTAAAAAATTTAAAGATGTTCGGTTTTATAAAGTAAATCTTAATAAGATTGATACATCAGCAATAGATTGCGAAATAGAAGAATGGAAAGATTGTCCTAATCTTTCTTACATAACACAAAAAGAAATGGTTGAAAGCCTTGACAAATCTACCGAAAGGTGATATAATATTCTTATGACATTAGAAGAATTACAACAACAAGTGGATAAGGATTTTAAACTTGATGACACGGAACTAGATACCGAATCAGTTAAGATACCTTTACTACATAACAAATACTTACAACATTTTAATAAGTTTTCTTTATTATTGAAGAAGGCTGAATATGATTACAAAACTTTACAAAGACATAAATGGGAATACTATACAGGTAAATCTGATCCATCAGTTTATGCGGAGAAACCTTTTGACTTAAAAGTGTTAAAAGCAGATGTTCATATCTATATGGATTCAGATGATGAATTACAAAAGGCAGACCAAAAAGCTGCATACTTAAAACAGGTAGTTACATATCTTGAACAAGTTTTAAGAAGTATAAACAATCGAACATTTTTAATTAAAAACGCAATAGAGTGGAAAAAGTTTACTAGTGGTGCTATCTAATAGACATTATCCTGCTTGTGTAGGCCTATCAAAGGTAGGTAGATACGGAAGAGTTTATGAAGTGTGGAACGATTTAAAAAATAGACCATCACCATGGTATATGAGATTAATACCCATGAAATTTATTAAGTGGGATAGTAAAGGAAGTTATTTATTTTATGGAACATCAACAGATATTCGCAACTAATATATTTTTAATAGACGATTTTATACCTATGTCAACCGAGTATGAAAGGTCTATAATGCTTGATATGAAACATCATATTAGTGATTTGTGGAAAGAAAGAGACTATGATAATAATTGGCAAACAAAGTCAGCAGATTTGCATAAGAAAAAAGAGTTTGAACACTTTACAAAATTAATTATAAAAACAGGTAAAGATATTTGCGATACTTTAGGATATGATGTTAAAGATTTAATTATTACTGATATGTGGGCAAATGTTTTAAAGAATAATGAAAGTCATCCAGTTCACACGCACTCAAACAATTTTTTAAGTGGTACTTATTATTTACAATCTGACCAAGGTGCAAGTATAGTTTTTCACGACCCTAGACCAGCAGCAGATGTTATAGTGCCTAGAAAAAAAGAAAAGAATACTTACAATTCTAGTTTATTAAGTTATGCTTCAAAAACAAATAGAGCAATATTTTTTCCTGCTTGGTTGCCACATTGGGTTCAACAAAATAAGTCAAATAATAAACGCATAAGTATAGCTTGGAATATGCAAGTGAAAGGACAAGTAGGTGAACATGATGAATTCCAATCAGCCAATTTCTAATTACATATACTTTTATCCACAAGTATTAGATGAAAATGCTTGTAATGATATAGTCGCACACTATAACAAAGATACTTTTATGAGGTGGAAAACTTCTACCTTTTCAACTAATACTAAAAATCTAGGAACATCTAAAGTCGATATGAAAGAGTTTTGGATAGGACCAAAGATGTTTGCATATGAATTGCTACAACAAGGATTTGAAACAGCAGTAAACGATTATGTATCAATGCAAAAGAAAATTAAAATACAAGAATACACACACTTTAGAATTAACTGCTATGAGACAGGCGGGTTTATGAAAGAACATATAGATAATATACATCATAGTCATGGTCAAAAAACTGGTTATCCACATCTAACATCTTTAATATTTTTAAATGATGATTACGAGGGTGGCGAGTTTATATTATGCGGTCAGGCCTTAGAAAAGAAAAAAGGTTCTGCTGTTGTTTTTCCGTCAAACTTTATGTTTCCTCACGAAGTTATGGAAGTTACAAGTGGCAACAGATACAGCGTAATGACATGGATACTTTAATAATAGAAAAAAGAAACGAAGTTTATATTACGGTCGATTGTGATCCTAATATACAACGAGAGCTGTCTGAATTTTTTACCTTTTATGTACCAGGTTATAAATTTATGCCAGCATTTCGTAATCGTATGTGGGACGGCAAGATAAGATTATACTCACAAAAGACAAAAGAAATTTACTTTGGATTATATCCGTACATTAGAGCATTTGCTGAAGAAAGAGGTTATGAGATTGTAACTGGTAAAGAGGTTGATATTAATAATAAAGTAAATAAAGATGTCGTTACAAAATTTTCTAATAGTCTTGGTCAAAAGTTTGAAGCTAGAGATTATCAAATAGACGCCATATATCATAGTCTCAAATTTAATCGTGCATTATTATTAAGTCCTACAGCAAGCGGTAAATCGTTTATCATATATTCATTAATACGATACTATTCACATTTAATTAAAGATAACCCTAATAATCGAGTATTATTAATTGTGCCGACAACATCATTAGTTGAACAAATGTATTCAGATTTTCAGTCATATGGTTGGAATGTAAAGAAAAATTGTCATAGATTATATAGTGGATATTCTAATCAAACAGACAAAAAAGTTTTGATATCTACATGGCAGAGTTTATATAAGTTGCCAAAAAAGTATTTTGAACAGTTTGGTTGTGTATTTGGTGATGAGGCTCATTTATTTAAATCTAAATCACTTACAGAAATTATGACTAAACTTGTAGATTGTAAATATCGAATTGGTCTTACTGGTACATTAGATGGTGCTCAAACACACAAACTAGTATTAGAGGGATTGTTTGGTGCTGTGAATAAAGTTACATCTACAAGAAAACTTATGGATAAAAAACAGTTATCTAATTTAGTTGTTCGTTGTTTAATACTTAAACATACCGAAGAAAATTGTAAAATGGTATCAAAAGGTAAGTATCAAGATGAAATAGATTATTTGGTAAGTAGTAAATCAAGACAAAATTTTATAAAAAATTTAGCACTTAAATTAGAAGGTAATACTTTGGTACTATTTCAGTTAGTAGAAAAACATGGTAAAAATTTACATGAAATAATAAAAGAAAAAGCTGATAATGGTCGAAAAGTTTTTTATATTTTTGGTGGTGTAGAAGCTGATGAAAGAGAAGCAATTAGAGGTATTGTAGAAAGAGAAAACAATGCCATTATAGTTGCAAGTTATGGCACATTTTCTACTGGTGTTAATATAAAAAATCTACATAATATTATATTTGCTAGTCCATCTAAAAGTAGAATAAGAAACTTACAAAGTATTGGCCGTGGTTTACGATTAGGTGACAATAAAGTTAATGCGACATTATACGACATAGCGGATGATTTGACTTATAAATCAAAAGAAAACTTTACATTAAAGCATTTTCAAGAAAGAATAAACATTTATACCGAAGAGGAATTTGATTACGAAATGCATAACATTGAGTTAAAATAATAGATAAATATTAGTATGGACAAATTAATTAATAAATCACCTAACGACTTAACAGATTATCGAATCGTTAAGTTATCAGACGGTAGCACATTAGTTGGAAGCATTTCTTTAGATAAAGAATTTTTAAGAATACAAAATCCTTTACAGCTAATTACTACACCAAGAATGACAGAGCAGGGCGTAAAAGACGACTCTACTTTATCACCTTGGATACCATTTACAAATGATAAGATGTTTGTTATTCCAAAAGAAAAGGTTGTAGTAATATCTAGAGCTGCAAAAGAATTGGCAAACTATTATGATGTAATATTAACAAAACTACAACAAACAAAAATAAAAGCAAAGACTTCCTATTCTACCGAAGAAATTAATAAGATAATGGAAATAGCAGACCAATTAGATGAAGAATTAAGAAGAAGGGAAGAGGAAGAAAGTTTATTATTTGATGATCCTACTAAAACTATACACTAGCTGTAGCTGGTTTCCCAAGCGACTACATAGTCGATTATACACAAATTCCTAGGATTGTCAAGCACACCAAAAAAATTAGTTGAAAGGCTTGCATTTAAGCACAAAATATAGTATAATAATTTTATGAAAAAAGCAAAACAAAAACCACATTATGTAGATAATAAAAAGTTTCTTGAAGCGATGATAGAACATAAGGAAAGATGTGAAAAGGCTGCACAACGAAATAGAAAAAAACCAGAGGTTACCAATTATATTGGTGAGTGTTTTTTGAAGATTGCCAATCACTTATCTTTTCGACCTAATTTTATTAACTATACTTTTAGAGACGATATGATTAGTGATGGTATAGAGAATTGTTTACAATATATGGATAATTTTAATCCAGATAAAAGTAAGAATCCATTTGCATATTTTACACAAATAATTTATTACGCATTTATTAGAAGAATACAGAAAGAGAAAAAACAAATACAAATTAAATCTAAATTAATTGCTAATGCAGGTGTAGAAAATGTCATGGATCAATTACAAGGAGATGACGCTCAATATCAAAGCCAATTATTAGATTATTTACAAAAAAATGTTAAGATAGACGAACCGACTAAAAAATAATATGAAAATAGCATTATTAAACGATACCCATTTCGGGGCTCGTAACGATAGTAATATATTTGATGAATACTTTTATAAGTTTTATAATAAT